GAGGAAGACAAAACAAAAGTCGAACTCCCGTTAGAGTTCCTTTCTCTTGCCACAAAAAATGTTCCAGCCACTGGGAGACAAGCAAAGAAATACCTGCGTTCACGCGGCGTTACAGACGCCGATATGGTACGTTGGAAGATGGGTTACTGCTTCTCCGGAGAGTACCGAAACCGTGTCATCATTCCGTCATTTGATGACGACGGAGATGTCAGTTATTTCATTGCGAGATCCTATAACGGAGACTCATATAAGTACAAGAATCCAAAGGCATCGAAGAATATAGTTTTCAATGAACTATTTATTAATTGGAACGATGACTTAACAATCGTTGAAGGAGTTTTTGATGCCGTTGTGGCAGGAAATGCTGCCCCCATCCTGGGTTCCACTCTCCGTTCAGATTCACGACTTATCCAAAATATCGTGTACAACGACACCCCCGTCTACATCGCCCTCGATCCAGACGCAGCCGATAAAGAAAGAAAGATTATTCAAACGCTTCTTAAATATGATATCGAATTATATAAGATCGACGTGAGCGGCTATGAGGACGTTGGATCAATGTCTAGAGAGGTTTTTAATGAGAGAAAACAAAAAGCGACATTTATAGATAGAGACAACTATTTGATTTTGTCGCTTTTGTCGGCGGTATGAACTAATTATAGTATGCATAAAGAGTGCTCAAAGTGCGGAATTGTGAAGGAATTGAATTGTGAGAATTTTTATAAAAGATCTTCGGCTAGTTCAAAAGATGGATATTGTGGTGTATGTAAGGTGTGCCGTAAAAAACAAGATCAAGAAAGATATAATGCGAAAAGAGACGAGATTAAAAAGCAAAAAAAAGAATATTATAAGCGGACTGCTGAAATCCGCCGCGACTGGGCGATCGCCTATCGGAAGAGAAACAAAGAAGAGACACTAGCATATGCTAAGGAGTATCGCGAGAAAAATAGAGAGAGTATTGCCAACAAGAGACGACAAAGAAGACAAACAGATCCCATCTTCAGGATTAGATGCGATGTCAGTTCTAAAATTGCACACGCTATAAAAGAAAAATCAGCAGACAAAAAGAGTAAAGGTGGAAAAACCTTCGAACATTTACCATATACACCTCAACAACTAAAAGAACACATTGAGTCGCAATTTGAAGATTGGATGACCTGGGATAATCACGGAGATTGGCACATAGACCATATTTATCCGCAAAGCAAATTGCCTTACGACAGTTTGGAGCACCCAAACTTTCAAAAGTGCTGGGCTTTGGAGAACCTTCGTCCGCTAAGTGCGAAAGAAAATTTAAAGAAAAGCAATAAGATTATTTCGTAACTATTTATTACGAAACAGAGTTACATATGACCGACCCCGACAACAAAGACGAGTTTGACTTTCTGCCTCCCGCAGAGCCACCCCCATCCTTTATACAAGAGAAGGACAGCTATCACGAAGAGGTAGCAGCGGAAGATTTTGGAATGGTTGAAGACTTCGGCCTTCAAATGGAGTTCTCAGATGAGGACTTGCTTCCAGAGAACACCGCACCTTCTTCGTTAAACATTGGATTCGTTGGCGTTGGTGGTGGAGGAAACAAGATGGCAAACGCATTTATTGAACTTGGTTTCAATAAATCACTACTTGTCAACACCACAGGCAAAGACATTCCTAAGAATGTAACGGAAGAACATGTTGTCCTCATTCCAGATTCTGATGGAATTGGAAAGAATACTGAATATGGAAAGGAAGTGTTGTCGCAAAACGGCGCAATTATCGAAGATGCACTGCGCATTAAACTTGGAAAAGTTGATTGGCTAATCGTGATGGCTGGCGGTGGTGGCGGAACTGGTAGTTCTGTGACGGCGCTCCATCCCGTGTTTGAACGTTATATGAAATCTGTTCAAGCAGGCGGTAAGGTTGTGTATGTTGTGTCTTGGCCAACAGCGCAAGAGAATCTCAATCCCACAATCGCCCGCAACGCGCTTACGCTTATGAATGATGTTACAAAACATCCTCATATCGTTCTTGATAATGAAAGATCAACAAGATTGCTGAGAGGTAGAATTGGAATGCTTGGAATGTATCCCGTTGCCAATACTCAGTTTGCTAAGTCATTGGCGCAAGTTTTAAAACTCTCCACAGAAGATTCACCAATTCAGTCATTTGACTCTAAAGATTTGGAAACCTGCTTGGGGAATAATGGACGTGCCTTCTTAGGTTCGACTATGATAAAGGATCCAAACACAGGAAAGCTTGGATCGGTGATCCTTCATAACTGCATGAATCGTTCTGCATGTCCTCCACCCAAAGGCAAAGCGGCAGCAGGTTCGCTTATCTTGGTGGCGTCGGAAGAAATGGTTGCAGATCCTAAAATAAGCAAACATCTTGAATCTGCCATCGCATATGTTGGTGGCAGATGTGAAACACTTTTCTCAGGCGTTTATGTGCGTAAGAGTGTGCCTGGATTGATTGCGATACTAAGTATGAATGGCTTGGATACATAAGGAATAATGTAATGAAAATCACAAAAACACAACTTAAACAGATTATTAAAGAAGAGCTTGTAAACACACTGAAAGAATGGCAAACTGAGCCTGAACTTGCGTTTGAATATGGCGAAGTGGTATTGAAGACTAGTGAGGGTGAGTTCTCAATGTCTGTGGAAGAGTTCTTAAACATGAAAAGTCCTTCTTGGGATCCCGATGTAGTAGAAATAGAAGCTGCTTCCATGGAAGGGAGATCTGTTGATATTCCAAAAGAGATGTGGACAAACGCGGCAACGCGCTTAAAACAAGCACAGGGGACTTGAATAATGAAAATCACAAAATCACAACTTAAACAGATTATTAAAGAAGAGCTTAAGAAAGTTATGAGCGAAGACAGTTATGATATCGAGACTGGCGTTGCAGCTATGAGCCCCGAAGAGATTAAAAAACAAAAAATGGAAGATCGAATAGATAGGATTGTTCCAGAAGAGCAGGAACTCGCACGCAAAGTTTTAGCCGGCGAAGCAGGTATGGGACAGCTTAGTCCTGTGGCCCAGGGAATACTACTGGATATAATATAAAATGAAAATCACAGAAGCAAAACTTAAACAGATTATTCTGGAAGAAGTAATTGATCGTGTAATCAATTATGAAGTGCAGAAGTTTAGACTTGCTTTAAGGGAGGAGTGTGTAAAAAAAGGCATCCTCTTAACAGAAGCCCAAGAAGACGCTGAAGTAGATATTTACAAGACACAGAGCCGCCGTGATTTTTTAGAGAAACTTAAGAAAGGCCTCATCGGTGGCGCCGCCATGGCCACAATATTCAGCGTGTTAGGTACAGAAGTTATCGACAAAGGACAAGAAGTTCATAACCGCATCGAATCAAGCAAACGAGCAGCCGCCGCTAGTCACGCTAGCCTTGAAGGAATCGCTGCCGATTATGAAAAATACCGGCTAAACCAAACACAGAAGTGGGCTTGGGGCTGGCAAGAACAAAAGGAGAAACTTGGAGGCGAAATGGAAGAATCTCCAGCTACGCTTCCAGTTCTTATAGATGAGCCTGGTACTTTTGGGATATTGCCGCCAGAATTTAGCGTTTCTAAAAGAGTAGTTGAAGACTTCAAGAATAGACAAGCGCCACTTTTTACTCAAGAAGAAGTTCCAGATATGGATCCTAACGTTAGAGCGGCCGAAAAAGAAAAGAATCGAATAAACTTCCCTGATGATTATAATATCCCCCCTAAAGCAATCGATAAGCGCACCGGACAGTACGCCGGCGGCCTCGACCGAGCTTTCGAAAGTGGATGGCTTGAATGGGGCGCTGGCGAAGGTGGTTATCGCAACATGTTATATATGGACTTTATGGGCTTTGACGAAGACTATGTAATGCCTATAAGCGGTTTAACTCCTTCTGAGTATTATATTCAAGAATGGAAGGTACTTGAAGACCAACTAACAGCAAAGAAGTAATAAACACTTGACTCTCTTGACAAGATGTGTTATATTATTATTACTATTATGAGGAGGGTATTCATGATAATACTAGAAACCGCTTATTATGCGTTTATGATTATGGTAGGTTGTATTTTTGGAACATACATCACGCCTATTATTGCCAATGAGATAATGATGGTGATTAATTGAAGATAGCGCAAATCTCCGACGTTCATATTCGGAAACTCAAATATCACAAAGAATATCGTGCGGTATTCGAGCAGCTTTATGAATCTCTGAGAAAAGAAAAACCAGACATAATTGTCAATACTGGCGATACATTTCATACAAAGTTAGATCTTTCGCCAGAGGCGATTCGTATGATGAGCGAGTTGTTTGAGAATTTATCTGACATTGCCCCGTATCATATGTTACTGGGTAATCATGATATGAATCTCAAAAACAATAGTCGCTTGGATGCCATCACTCCTATTGTGGAAAATCTGCAGCATCCGAATCTGAATTTTCACAAGTTCTCTGAGACCGTTTCGATAGCAGAGAACATTGATTTACATGTTCTCTCTATTGTTGATCCAGATAACTGGGTTAAAGATTTGCCTGCTGATAAGATAAATATCGCAGCATATCACGGATCCGTTGTGGGTTCTGTCACCGACACAGGTTGGACGATGACGCATGGTGACATTGATTTAGAGACATTGGAGAGGTTCGATTATGCTCTCTTGGGTGATATTCACAAAACAAACCAGACTGTCGATAGCGACGGAAGAGCAAGATACCCAGGTTCGTTAATCTGTCAAAACCACGGAGAGACAAACGATAAAGGTTATTTATTGTGGGAAATAGAAGGCAAGAACAAATTCTCTACCCGACACATTAAACTCACGAATCCAAAACCTTTTATTACAATCGAACTCACACCAAAAGGAAGACTGCCGTATAAGATAGACATTCCTTCTGGTGCTCGCTTGCGTTTAGTGTCGAATAATAACTTGCCTTTAAGTGTAATGAAGAAGGCAACCAACGCAGCAAAGCACAGGTTTAAACCAGAAGCGATTGCATTTTTGAATCGTGCTGCTGGTGAAAGAGGAAGTGTTGATGGGTTGACTGATTCGTTGGGCATTGCCAATCTACGTGATCCAGTTGTGCAGGAAGAATTGATTCGTGAATACCTGGAAGACTATCAAGTTGAAGAAGAATTAATGAAAACGGTATTAAAGCTTAATAAAAAATATAATACAATTGTTGAAGAAAAAGAAGAAATATCTAGAAATATTAATTGGAAACTGTGTTCTTTTGAATGGAACAACTTATTTAATTATGGAGAAGATAATAATATTGATTTTTCTCAGTTGTCAGGCGTGGTTGGAATCTTTGGAAAGAACTTTTCTGGGAAGAGTTCTATTATCGATGCTATTCTTTATACTCTCTTTAACTCAACATCGAAGAATGAAAGAAAAAACCTCAACGTCATCAATCAAAACAAAGACACAGGCTCAGGAAGAATAGAGATTGACATCGGTGATTCGACATATTTGATTGAGAGATATTCAGAGAAGTATGTTAAGAAGTTAAAAGGCGAAGAAACATTAGAGGCGAAAACAGAATTAAACTTCGAAAGTAAAAACAAAATCACAGGTACAGTTACAAACCTAAACGGACTGACTCGCAATGAAACCGATAAAAATATCAGGAGACACTTGGGCACTCTAGAAGATTTTCTAATGTCTTCTCTGGCTGCTCAGCACAGTTCGTTATCGTTTATTGACGAGGGTTCTACTCGTCGAAAGGAGATTGTTGCGAAGTTTCTAGACTTGGAAGTATTCGAAAAGAAATATAAATTAGCGAAAGAAGATAGTATTGATTATAAAGGCGCATTAAAAAGGCTTGAAGGGAAAGAATACGACGAAGAGATTAATCAAGCAATGGTTGATTTAGAAGATAACGAGACGAAAGTGGGAGAGCAAGAAACAGCATGTCGTTTATTGCAAGATTCGATAGAACAAAAACAAACTGCAATAACTGAAATTGAAAAATCAATTGATTCAATTCCGACAAAGATAATCAACATCACAGCAGTCAAGAAGGAAATAGGAAAGAAAACAAATCAATGTATTGCTCTGAGTGAAACAAATTCATCTTTATCAACAGAGAAAGAGAAGAAAGAATGTTTGATCACAAAATCAAATGAGTTTTTAAATAATATTGATATTGAAGAATTGCAGACAAAAGAGAAACACCTCAAATCAATACAAGAAACAGTCATCAAAAAAGTAAATGATATAACATCTTTAGAAGAAGAGCTAAACAGAAACAAGCTTAAAGCAAAATTGTTGGATAATATTCCTTGCGGAACTGAACATCCGTCGTGTAAGTTTATTAAGAATGCTCATGTAGCAGTGGCGAACATCCCAGAGACAGAATCTGAAATTCAAGATATGTATTATTTATTGGATTCTCTACAGGTAGAGCTACAGAGTGATTCGACAAAGATAATTTATGATATTATTGATAAATACGAAAAGATAAAAATTCGAAAACAAGAACTTACAACAGAAATATCAGATATTAAATTAAAAATAGAAAAGAACAATCTTTCTTCCGAGCGATTACAAAATGAATTAAAACATCTAGAAGGTGACGCTGCAGCATACGACGAGAATAAAGAGGCAATTGAAAATCTTGAACATTTAATTAAAGATAAAAATAGCTTGATTAAGCAAAAGGAAAAAGAACAGCTAGAAATAGAGATATGCCAAGAAGAAGTTTTAGAATTATACAAAACTCACGGTTCTCGTGAACAGAAGTTAAAATCTTTGCAAGAAGAAAAAGAAGAATATAACACTCTCAGAGAAGAATATTCAGCGTATGATTTGTATATGCGATGCATGCATTCCAGCGGTATTGCTTATGATATTATCAAAAAGAAACTTCCCGTCATCAATCAAGAGATTGCGAAGGTGCTAGCGAATATTGTTGAGTTTGAAGTCTTTTTTGAAGACAATGGACGGAAGTTTGATATTTTTATCAAGCATCCAAATCACGATCCTCGTCCAATTGAAATGGCATCAGGAGCGGAGAAATCACTAGCAGCAATGGCGATTCGACTTTCATTGTTGAGTATTTCTTCATTGCCGAAAGGAGATTTATTCATTCTTGATGAACCGGGAACTGCTCTTGATGAAGATAATATGGATGGATTTGTGCGAATTTTAGAACTAGTTAAAATGTATTTTAAAAATGTCTTACTTATTTCGCACCTTGACAGTCTCAAAGATTCTGTCGATATGCAGGTTATTATTGAAAAGAAAGATGGATATGCATATGTTTGCCAATAAAAAAAAAGAAAAATCAAAACAATTCATTATTCTTCCATATGAATCAGAGAGGGTAATAGTAGACAATAGAGTGGAAAATAAACATCCAAAAGAATTAATCATGGATGACATTTATAAATTTTTAGATTATGTTTATGAAATGGAAATGGTGGTAGAAAATATTCGGAACTATTTACCTGATGACGACTATTTGCAAAAACAATTGGAAAAGTTAGATAGCATGAAAGTCACGCTAATTTCAGAAAAGGATTTACAGAAGAAATGAAAATCACAAAGAAACAACTTAAACAGATTATCAACGAAGAATTGGATGCTACTTTATTTGAAGTTGAGTTGGCGCCGGCTATGTATAAAGCTCTCAAAGCAAAAGGCCAGTTACCCGCCGGTGCGTCAGTCAAGCCGACACAGGCGACACAGGCGACACAGGCGCCGGATGAGCAGGCACCCCCTAAAGAGCCAAAAATAGTGGATGTTAACAGGATGATGCAGTATATTGATAAAATTGATACCCCGCAAGAATATCAGGCTCTATTATCAAAAGTGGTAGCTCATGCGAAAAATGTGCCACGCTCAAAAATAATTCTTGTGCAACTTGCTCGTAATATGACAGCTCTCATAAAGGATTTATAGATAAAATGAAAATCACAAAACAACAACTCATAAAGGATTTATAGATAAAATGAAAATCACAAAACAACAACTTAAACAGCTTATTAAAGAAGAGCTACTGAAGGAGGACGATTGGTATGATCTTGAAACGGATACCCCACCTTCTCACGTTCAAGATTCTCCTGAAACAGCTATCACTGATGTTGAGGCGGAACGTGCGCTTATGGGCGCTATTGATTCTTTGACATCCCTAGAATATTCTCGTGAAGATATTATGGATTTGGTAACCGATTTGGTTGATACATCATCCCAAGGCAAGCCAGAAGATCCAGATGCTGAGTGGATGGATGCTGAAGCCAGCGATCGCCAAGATCATTGGCCACCCGATAAAGACGAAGAGGAAGAAGAAGAAGCAGCCCTCAATCTTAAGACTCCCACACGCCAGAGCATCGCTCGTCTTAAACGCAGTAGTGATGTGTATTCTGGTAAAACAAAACCATTCAAAAGCCCCGGCGATTTTCGCAAATGAAAATTACAAAAACTAGAATGAAGCAAATAATTAAAGAAGAAGTGGTTCGCTCGTTGAACGAAGCGGTATACATGGGGCCGGAAGAATTAGAGAGACATCCACATACTGATGGACCCACTATTCCAGAGCCAGGTACGGATACTACTGAACACGGTGTGACTGCTGCAGATAGTGAGATTGCTGATGAGATAGCGGCAGAAGAAAAAGACAACGTAGATAAACTTGTTGATGACTTCAGAAAGTTTTTGGATGAAAATCCACATCCTTTAAAGGAGAAGATTCGAAAAGTTAAAGGTGGATATAAAGTCTATCCAAAAGGCGGGGGAGAGGCTTTATCTAAAAAACCCAAATCAAAGAAAGCCGCACAAAAACAATTAGCGGCAGTAGAAATTTCAAAAGCAAAAAAAGGTAAAAAATGATGAGTATGATTAAAGGTAAAATTGACAAGGTGCTTGAAAAAGCAATCTCGCGAAAGCTTTTAGTGTGGATTACAGCGACAGGATTAATGCTTACGGCAAATCTTGAGTCTGCTGATTGGGTTATTATTTCCGGTTTATATCTTGGTGGCCAAGGTGTCATCGATGCAATAGCCAAACTTAAAGGTGCCTAATGAATGTAGTGACAATACTACAGTTTGCTAAGAAAAACTGGAAAGAGATTTTAATCGTAATTTGCCTATTATTAGTAATAGGCAAAATGCGTTATGATTACAGCCAACTTGAAAGCGCATACGTAACAACGCAAGAAAGTTTGCAAAATCAAATCGCTGGACTTCAAGAGATTCACAAGGAAGAATTGGAGAAGCGAGAAGCTGCGTTGGAAGAATATGAAGCACGCCTTGGGGAGATTGAAGTTCGCTATGAGGTGAGTCGGGAAGAGTTAGAAGTTTTAAAGAATAACAAAGAGAAAGAATATATTAGACAATTTACAGGCAATCCTGAATTGTTTATTGAGAATATAGAAACAGTATTTGGGTTTAAATATGTTGAGTAACTTATTGATATTATTGATGTTATCGACAGCGTATGCTGACGAGGGCAAGTTTACTCTATTGGGAGAAAACGAACCAGCACCCTTTGAGGGTGTTTTGTTTGATCCAACCGCAACATCAAAGATTCTCTCTGAATATTCTACTGTTGATATGAATTGTGATATAGAGGTAGAATATCAATTGGATATACAAGGAACAGAATTTAAGTTACAATTAGACACCGCTGCGATTCGATATCAATCATTAGCAGCAGAACACAAATTAATGGTTGAACAGAAAGATTTGGAGATTGTTAAACTGCAAGAGACGATTAAGAAGCAATCACCTTTAAATAAATGGTGGTGGTATGCTGGTGGGATTGCTAGCGGCGTTGTGATTACTTATGGAGCATACAGAGCATTCGATGGCAAAAGATAACCCAAATCACATTGCTGCAGTTGAACAAGCAATCACAGAGAAATATGGGAAAGAGGCTGTCCAAAATCCTAAAGCAAATTGGAACGAGATTAAAGAAAAAGAATACCTTCAGCAGATGAAAGACTTTTATGAGAAATCAAAACGGTTTGAGGGGTTTCAAGAAAAAGTTGACATTAATGGTATAAAGGTTTCAAAAAAACTACTTAATAGAGACTCTTTAAAATGTTGTGCTGTTTGTGATTCGTTCGCAAAGAAATCAATGGATGATGTTTGTCTCGTAAAATTTGATTGTTGCTATAATTGCTATATACAATATGTTGAAGATAGAGAAGAAAGATGGCTAAAAGGATGGAGACCCAATAATGGCTAAGAAAAAAGATTCAGTTTCAGTTTTAGATGTAGTGCAAGGATTGTCGCAAGCAGCGGCAAACGCACACGATGGCGCATATGACGACGAAGGAAAGCTTCGTGAGGTTGGTTTGCGTCGAGAAGAGGGTGATGCTTTACTAGACGAGAGAGTGATTGATGGATTTAGTATTAAGTTTATGGGCCCAATTCTCTGTATCAATTATCATACGCCGGTTAAGTTGAAAGAAGTGTATGCTGTTGGGTTTGAATCTGAAATGGATCAAAAATTGGCTGATATCTCCTCTTTTCTTAAAAAGGAATACCGTAAGGTTACCGGTAAGTCTGTCTCTTTAACCAAAGAAGGCGACGTTGATGTTCGTGTTGAAAGCGCATCTCGTGTACGCTCATGGGCAGTTGCCTATCAGATGTATAAAATTGGCGGTATTGATGAAGTTACAGTCATAGATGAAGCTTCCGAAGACAGACTGGAGAAAAGTTGGAAAACTTTCCTTGATCTCGGCGGCTGGAAAGGCAAGCGCCCGAAGAACGATACTCGACCTAAAGGAAAAACTGAAAAATGACTGATTTCCCAGCCCAGAGATCTGAGAAACTCTTATTAGAAGGATTGAACGCGAGAGATATTCTTTTTGATATTGTTCAGGTTGCTGCTAGCAGTGGTGCGGTAGTTGGAACTAGTGGCGCCGGCGGCGATACTATAACTGACACGCTTTTTGCTGCTTCTGAGGCAAGTGAAATATTAGGGATAGTCACCGTACTTCTTGCCGAATTAGGAGAAGTTGGAGCGATTATCAAATCAACAGCTGAACTTGATTTTGCCGGCAACTCAGATGCTTTTTATGATGAGGTAAAACATTTACTTAAAAGAACGGTTGCTTCGCAGGCTGTTGGAGATAATGCTAGAGATTTAATTGACACAGCACAAAAGAAGGTTAAAGAAATAATAGGAAAAATAGTAAGAGCAGTATCTAAATGGGTAGCCGCACTTCTTCCTGATGATTTTGGCCTTAGCGGCCCGGCCTTCGAAGCTACAATGAGTGGTGCTATAATGAAGGGCGCCGAAAATTCTTATGATATCGCCAACTCTGGTGTAGAGGCATTAGGGGAAACAGGAAAACTTCTCACTGATTCTAATGCGCTAGCGGCGTTTTTAACAACGATTGCTGAGAGTGTTCTGGGTTTTGCGGAACAGGTAGATGATAGAATCCAGAATCCAGATCCAGATAAGGCTGGGTTTCTTGGCTCTACTTTAGGCGGTATGCAACTATATGCGGAAACACGCCCACTTATTATGATTGGAGCTTGGGCCGCCCGGCAAGTCGGATTTGACACAGATACTACGCAGGAAGATTACCTTAATTTTATTGATAAGATGCACCCGAAAGACCCAAGAAGACTTGTCGCTCAAAAGATGACTCCTATGGCTTTAGATTTAATTCGAAAAGCAATTGTAGATTGGATTCCCACTGCAGCCGCAGTTATGCATAAACTAATTTCTTGGCTCTTTGCTGCGATTGCCATTTTCCAAATGGTAATGAATCCAGAAGAACGAAAGGAAATATTGGATGTTAAAACACGAGACGTGTTGGGAATTGGGGACATGTTTAGCGACACCATTAATCTTCCAACATTTGGAGGATCCCCAGCGGAGAAATTAGCTGCTAGTAAAATTAGAAAGCTTGAAGATAAGTTATTACTTAGGGAATCAGAGATTTATAGGTGGAAACAGCTAGCTGGATTAATTAAATAAAGGAAAAACAAAATGAGTAGACCAAGAAAGAATGTTAAGAGAATCGATCCACGATATTTCATGGACGAGAAGATGGAGATGCTCGAAGAAGTCTCGATACCGGATTGGCTACGAGAAAAGGGGCGCGATATAGGAGTGTGGGTGGTGATGAATACGCCAGAGTCATTTTGGCAATCACAAGTTCCCCCAGATCAGTGGGCACGCGTAGAGAAGAAATTTAGGCAGTGGAAAGAGGCAACCCCAGAAGAAAAGAAAAGATTAGAGGCAGGGTGGCGTGCAGCAAAAGAAAAAAAAGAAAGAGCAAGCGACTACCGACCGCCAAGGTGAAACCAAATGAGCAGACCAAGAAAGAATAAGAAATTTATCGATCCACGATATTTTATGGACGAGAAGACTCTCCAAGAGGGATATGCTTTGGGTGTTGAATGGAACACAGACGAAGCAAAAGAACATGTTGCTAGATTACTTGATACGGATGTTGATCAAATAATAAAATGGGAGCCGAAAGAAAGAGGAACCGGGGTTTTTGCATCTGAAGGCACAGAAGTTATTCTTGACGACGCAACCCTCTGGCCAGGTCGCGGCACACTAAAAAACAGCGACGAATCGTTTCGCGCTGTTATGGTAAAGCATCATCAGATGCCCGATGGTGGTACTCATTGGACAGACCAGCGCGAATTTTGGATTAATAATTCACCTCCTACATCAGACTATTAAAATGATTAATGAGTTACAAACTAACAAAAAAACAGAGAATAAAAGAGATATTAAAGTGCGGTAAGGATCCTGCGTACTTTCTAACAAACTTCGCCCGTATATCACATCCGTTACACGGGCTTATTTTATTTGATACATTTGACTATCAAGATGAGTTGTTAAAGGAATTCAATGATTATCGTTTTAATGTCGTATTGAAAGCACGACAGTTAGGAATCTCAACAATTACAGCAGGTTATATCGTATGGATGATGTTGTTCCATCGTGATAAGTCTATTCTTGTTATGGCAACAAAGTTTGCGACAGCAGGAAACCTCGTTAAAAAAGTGAAAGGCATTATGCGCAATCTCCCTGATTGGCTGAAGATTGCAACTATTGACGTAGATAATAGAACATCGTTTGAACTTTCAAACGGTTCATCGATTAAAGCAGCTTCTACTTCCGGCGATGCAGGTCGCTCAGAAGCGCTGTCTCTTCTTGTACTAGACGAGGCTGCACATATTGAAAACCTTGAAGAGTTATGGACAGGTTTGTATCCGACGCTTTCAACTGGTGGGCGTTGTATTGCAATTAGCACCCCAAATGGCGTTGGTAACTGGTTCCATAAAACCTGCACAGATTCGGAATCAGGCGCCAATAACTTTAATCTCACTAGTTTGATGTGGGATGCACACCCTGAAAGGGATGAAGAGTGGTATAAGAAAGAAACTAAAAACATGTCAAAACGCCAGATTGCACAGGAGTTAATGTGTAACTTTAATACATCAGGGGAGACTGTTATTGATCCTGATGATATGGAATGGTTATTGTTTCAATGTAAGGAACCTAAATATCGCACAGGATTTGATCGTAATTTCTGGATATGGGAAGAGTATGATCCATCTTGCAATTATTTGATGGTTGCCGATGTTGCTCGTGGTGATGGCGCAGATTTTTCAACTTTCCAGATGATTAAGCTGGAAACTCTAGAGTGCGTTGGGGAGTATCAAGGCAAGCCAACAATAGATATGTATGCTAATATGCTCAATCAGGTTGGTAGAGAGTTTGGAAATGCGATGGCGGTTGTTGAGAATAACAATATTGGATATTCAGTATTGGATAAGTTGATAGAATATCAATATCCCAACTTATATTATTCTATTAAAAGCACACACGAATACATTGAACAACACCAAGCAGAATACAAAACATCTGCTGTGCCTGGTTTTACGACATCTCAGAAAACACGCCCCCTCATCATTGCGAAATTAGAGGAGTTT